ATGGTAGGTAAGATGATTGACAATGATCCTAAGATATCACCTGAGGATAAAAAGATATTAAATAAGCAACATGCTGAAATGTATAAACTAGAAGTAGCTGATAGAGACTCTGCTAGAAACAGGGAAATAGAAGTTGCTAAAACTGGTAAAAAAGACTTTATGATGACATTGACCGGAATAGTTGGGTTAATGTCATTTGCTTTTATAATATATGCAGTAGTTTATGTACCTACTGTAACTGATAATGATTTGTTTGTACATTTAATGGGTATGGTAGAAGGTGTTGTTATAAGTAATATATTTGCATATTATTATGGCACAAGTGCAAAGTAAATTTTAAAAAACAAAGTATTTGTGTAATTTAAATATTAACAAGTAAAATTTAATTAAATTTAAAATAATGAGTAAAGTTAAAAAAATTAAAAAAGACGAGTTAGAAGCAATACAAGGTTTAGTAAAACAAATAAACAATGGTCAATCACAAATTGGTCAACTTGAAACTCAAAAACACGTACTACTTCATCAAATAGGTGAGGTTCAAAAAGGTCTTAAAGATTTTCAAGAAACACTTGAAAAACAATACGGTAAAGTAAACGTTAATATTGTAGACGGCACCATAACTCCAATTGAAGATGAGCAGCAAGCTAATACGTAAAATTAGTATTGGTAAAGATTATAAAAATGAATCTATGCATTACTCTGTAGGTCAAGAGGTTTATGGAGGTCATAAGATTTATAATATAATTGAAGAAGATGAAGGGTATGACATTTATATTAAAAAAAATGAAGATGTTATTATTTGGAAAAACTTCAATAAAAACATGGCTATATCAGTAGAGTATAATCTAGAATATTAATGCAAAGTATATATGATTTTATTATATCACCTAAGAAATCAAGATATAATAATGTTAAAGAAATAGGTGATAAAAAACTTATACTTAATACAGAAATATATAACCATAAATATGTTAGTAGAAGAGCTATAGTTAAATCAATACCTATAGCTGTACCTACTAAAATACAAGTAGATGATGAAATAATAGTTCATCATAATGTATTTAGAAGATGGCATAATATAAAAGCTGAAGAAAAAAATAGTAGAAGTTATATAAACGAAAATACTTATTGTGTAAAAGAAGATCAAATATTTTCTTATAAAAGAAACAATAAGTGGATAGCTACAGAAGGTTTTTGTTTTGTAAAACCAATAAAATCTACAGATAAATATTCTTCAAATCAAGAAAAAGAGTGTGTAGGTATTTTGAAACAAAGTAACAAAGCACTTTTAGAATTTGGTTTAAAAGAAGGTGACTTAGTTGGATTTACACCTATAAGCACTTATGAATTTATTATTGACGGTGAAAGACTATATAGAGTTTTAACTAGTCAAATTACAATTAAATATGAATACAAAGGAAACGAAGAAGAATATAATCCAAGCTGGGCAAGTAGCGGTTGAAAAAGTAGCTAAAGAAGCTATTGTTGATTCAGATGACGATATATCTGCAGACAGATTAAAAAATGCAGCAGCAACAAAAAAACTTGCTATCTTTGATGCCTTTGAAATATTAAAAAGAATAGAAGAAGAAGAAAACATAATAGAAAACAAAATACCAGTTGATATAAAAAAAGATGTGTCATTTGGTGGTTTTGCAGAAAAAAGATCTAAATAAAAAAAAATATGGCAACATTATCAGCAACATTAATACTATCAAGTACAGACGCTACATCTAATCCTTTAAATTTAAATTTAACAGATTCTTTAACAGTAACAGATCCTATAATAGGATTAAGTAAAATATCAGCTTCAACTACAGGTGGTTCAACAATAATATGTGCGTCAGCTTCTAGTATTAGATATTTGTATGTAAAACACACCGGAGTTGATGAAAATGATGCTGCGGTAACATCAACTTTAGAAGTTGAAATAGAAGATGACAAATCTTTTGGAGAATTAAGTGCAGGTGAATTTATGTTTGTTCCAATAGGTAGAACTGGTGGTTCAGTTGCGGTACAATTAGAAGCTTCTGCAAATACAATAGTTGCTGAATATGCTTTCTTTACAAAAGGATAATATATGTATAAACAAACCTTATATAAGGTTATAACTCCAATTAAATTAAATACAATAACAAGACTTAACAAGTCTAAAAAATGGGAGTATGGTTATAACAAAGAACATGATGTTGTTATAATTAGTAAAACCGGTCAAATAGGTGAAGTATATGAGATACAAAATCTTAAAATAGCTTTACCAAAACAAACTAATATTGTTAAGTTTAAAAGCAATAAATGGGAGTATACTGAGTGTCCAGAAGAACTTAGTAAAATAAAAACAATATTTGATTGGAAGGAGTATCCTAATAGTTTTAAAGAAAAACATATAGAATATATAGAAAATGAGTTCAAAATTAGAGAAGAAGGTTTATGGTACTATAACAACGGCTGCCCTACTTATATTACTGGTGCTCATTACATGTACTTGCAATGGAGTAAAATTGACGTCGGGAAACCAGATTATCGTGAAGCCAATAGATTATTCTACATCTTTTGGGAGGCTTGTAAATCAGATGCAAGATCCTATGGGATGTGTTATCTTAAGAACAGAAGATCAGGGTTTTCTTTCATGGCAAGTGGAGAATCGGTTAACCTTGCTACAATATCCAGTGATTCGAGGTACGGCATTTTGTCCAAGTCTGGACCCGATGCTAAGAAGATGTTCACTGACAAGGTCGTGCCAATATCTGTCAACTACCCCTTCTTCTTCAAACCAATCCAAGACGGTATGGATAGACCTAAAACAGAACTTGCATTCAGAGTACCAGCATCAAAACTTACCAGACGGAGTATCACGAGTTCGGAAAGACCAGCTGATTTACAAGGATTGGACACCACAATCGATTGGAAAAATACCGGAGACAACTCCTACGATGGGGAAAAACTTAAACTCCTCGTACATGATGAATCAGGGAAGTGGGAAAAGCCAAACAACATACTCAACAACTGGCAAGTCACAAAAACAACGTTAAGGTTAGGTAGTAGAGTTATAGGTAAATGTATGATGGGATCTACGTCTAATGCTTTAGACAAAGGTGGTGAGAATTTTAAAAAACTATACAGAGATTCAGATGTCAATAAACGAAATAGAAATGGACAAACTAGTTCTGGGCTTTATAGCCTTTTTATTCCTATGGAATGGAATTACGAGGGGTTTATTGATGAGTACGGTCAGCCAGTATTTGATACACCTGAAAAAGAAGTTAAAGGACCTTATGGGGAATACATAGATACAGGTATATTAGATCATTGGCAAAATGAAGTTGATGGTTTAAAAAATGATCCTGATGCTTTAAATGAGTTTTATAGACAGTTTCCTAGAACAGAAGAGCATGCATTTAGAGATGAAACTAAGAATAGTATATTTAATTTAACTAGAATATACGAACAAATAGATTATAATGAAGGTGTTAATAATAATTCAGCTATAA